TAAAGGTCACATCTCCCATTGTTTTAGCTCCCATACGGTAAGTTGAACCTGTCAGCTGATTTTTGTAAGGTTCTTGCGTAGGATCTCCTTCTTCAATGGTCCACGTGTCTTGATGCACATTTTTAATCTCGGTAGCAGATCCGTTCGTTTTTACTAGGGCATATAACGCTGTACCTGTCAAATCAGCTGATACTGCATCTTCATCGGCATACCATAATCTTTTTATATCAACCGCTGATATTTGTATACTTTCCGCCATATCTTTTATATTTTTACATTTAAAACTTTAAACTTTAAAACCACATTTACATAACTACATGCAAGCTTTAGATCTTCTTCTATCCCTATCCGGTCTATTTCCCAATGATATTGAGTACTATCAAACACTCCACTTTCTCCTATTAAAAACAGTTTTGCAGTTCTTTCCAACTCGTTTAATCGTACCGTATTAGTCTTACCACTGGTCAAATATGGAACGCAGATGTTGATATGAGGATAACATACCTCCCAATAAGTTTCCGGCTCCAAAGCGTCTCTTACAACAATCACTATTAATTCGTTTTTTACACCTTTCTTAATGGCATTCCAACTGTCGTAAACGTCTTTTATCAAGAAGTCTTTTAGCTTATCACACAAAATCTTATATATGTCAGTCGTTACAATCATACCCAAATATCACATCTACCCTTAAACTCCTCCGAATAGCATTCGGCATTCTTCTTCACATCTCCCTCTCCTACAGTATTTCCTTCAGCATCCAGACACCTGATATGAGATCCTAAAACAATCTTTTTACCCTCATAAACCACATGGTAATTATACACCCAGCGTTCACCATTGACAGAGACTTCTTTTTGTTGGGAGTTGTCATGGCAGAAGCAATCTGTTACATCTTGCCAAGACTCTCCACCGGTTCCCGGTATTGGTCGGTTATACTCGTCGTTCTCTTCCAGAGTAATAACCTGTATTTGTAATTTATGTGGGGCAGTTTCTAGCATATCACCAAAATGTTACTTTAGGTTTATCTGTATTCAGTTCGTCCTTCAGTCCATACTTATTGCATAAAAAAGAATAGTATGACTTTATCCCGGAAATATCCCAAGAAAGAGACTTTGAATGACCGTTTTCTGATACCGATTTAGAAGTAGCTCTAAGCAATAAGGAGGGAATAAATCTTGCTATAGCAACAGAGATGGACTGCAAATTATCTTCAGTCATTTCCCCGTCAGGGTCAACCCCGGAAGAAAGATTAATCTCTACCAAGTCAGCCTCCGACAATGATATGCCGAAGGACTGAAACTTTTGCTTTATGTAGTCACTAATTATCATACTTACGCATTCATCGTGTCCAGGTCAAAAATTACAATCTTGTTTGGAGATGTAAATTCTGGAATCCATTCAGCTCCATATTCCATGAAGCGGCCTTCATCCGTACGTATGTTGGAAATATACATACCACCTTCTGAACGGGTGTAAGTCTTTCCCGGAACTGGATCGGTAATTTCATACGGAGTATGCCAGCGCATCTTTCCCTGCTTAGGAGTGGTAAACAAAGAAATACGGTTGTCTTTGAACACCTGTTTGAAAGTGCCGTCTGACAATTCCACCAAATCTTCGTTGATTACGATAGGCGGCAAGCCCAATCCTCTAAAGATAGTGGTCGCCATCTCACTGGACATAAGCCCGGCAGACAGTTGGACTTCTTTAGAATCAAAGCTTTGTTTGTAGAATTCCCCGAAGTCTTTTGATCCAATAATGCTATTGATAAAAGTCCTTCGAGACATTTCCATAGAAACGAACATGCCGAACTTAGTACGTAATTCAACGGTTTTCTCCATAAGATAACGAACAAAGTTCAGTTTGTCTGCAACTTGCGGAGTGATACGATGAACCGGCAACTCCATTTCAAGCAATTCGATTCCTTGCGGATTGTCATCTACTTTTACGGATGCTTTACCATCAGAACGAAGATCACCGTCCACAATATCCATACGTTTGTGTGGAGCAAGCAATACCTGACGCATATCATCTACAATGTAGTTGATAATGTCGTCCAGTGCGGCCCGTTGATCTGGTGTCTTCGCCTGATTGAACTTATTGATTAGTTCTTGAAGCATATCAAGTCTATCGTTGTCCATCTGGTATCTATCCCCCATATAGGCAACTTCGCCATATCCGGAACCCAGAGATTTACGTTCTCTTAACGGCTTGTTAGAGTTACGGTCAATTACAGAACCGGCAACAACACCCGTTACTGTCCCCAAATATGTTTTAAACACACGGGATTTCGTTTCCTCAAAATCGAGGTGCTTTTTCCAAAAGATTTGATCCAGCCTTAGAGCCTGCACACGGTCGATAACCGCTTTCACCACTCCCGGATCATTCAGTAATGTTTGAATAGTCAAATACATAGTTCCTCCTTTCTTTAATAAGTGAACATGAATCTGTCACCCAAAGTCTCCTTATCCTTATCGGAGATAGGAACAATGAGTCTTGTCGGTCTGATCTCGTACGCTTGGCCTATAGCGGTAACAGTTGCACCCGCTTCTACTTTAGTCCATTCATAATTTAAAGCCGTTGCTGTTGCTTTTGCCGTTTTACCGGCTGCGGCAGTAGCTTCAAACAATACCGCATCCTTTTCTGCGGCAAGCGTTGGCGAAGCGGCCAGAGTAACGGTATCATATTCCGCATTACTTTTGTCGATAGCTTCAATTGTACCGCCATTTGTACCGTTACCAATATGCATACCGACGTACGCAAGAGAATTTTTCTTGATCTTCAACGAAGTAGAACCGGCAGTGATCTTTTCGGCTACTTCAACGTTCAAAACAGCTTTTGCCGTTCGTTTCACAAAATCAAGAACCAAAGGGGTAAGAGGCGGGATCTGCGCAACCCCTGTCAAATTCGAAATATCCAGATTGAAGCCACCGGAATATCTATAAACCGTTTCAAAACGGCACATTTCCGGCATTTGTTTCTCAATCGGATTTAAATCATACTTAAAACCTGCTGGCATAATTAATCCTGTTTAGAGTTTTTAATTTCTTCAGTTCCCTTGTTTATCAGGGTGGCAATGTCATTTGAATTGTTCTGCTCATTGCTTCCCGATTCGGGAGTTCTCACATCTTGAAATCCTGCGTTGGCAAACGTCTGCTTTGCATCCTTGAAATAGTTATCCAAGTTTGCATCTTCGGGAATGCTCAACATAGGAACAAGGTTTTCGGGAATACCATATTCCTTTGCTTTTCCCATGATTTGCTCTTGGCGAGTGGCCTGCGCCTTCTCTGTTTCAAATTGAGTAAGCTTGTCAGAAAGAGGTTTAACGGCTGCATTCACTGCGTTCGCAATGATGGTCGCTATATCATCTTTCTTTTCTTCCGGCTTCGGATTTGGGTTAGGATTGGGATTCTCGATTTTATTTTTCAATTCGTCCAATTGTTTCTGTAGACCCGATTTTTCGTTTCTAACAGTATCAATGTCTCCTTGAAAAGCCTTCAGAAGTCCTTCGACCCCACTAATAGCAGTTTCTATTTGACTTTCTTCAGTTACGGTTTTAGACAAGTAGTCAGCCACCCCGTCAAACGCTTTATCACCAAACCCAAAGGTTTTATACTTCGTTTTTAGTGCTACTAAGATTTTTTCTTTCATACTGTATGAATTAGTTTTGATTTTCAACAGCATAAAGTTACACTCAAAGAAGAAAGCTATAAAATAATTACATGAGGGATAAACCACAATTGCCCAATTGTGGGAAATTAGTTGTTTTAAGGCATAATAAATGCTCTTCTTTGTGTTATTCACCGTTCTAATAGACAGAGAATACAAGGTAATGAAGTTAGTGTTATTGGTGAGAGAAAAGACGGTGCTGAAACTGTTAATCTTATAAATATTGCTAAAAAGTGAGGTGTTGAATGTTGTTTGATGTTGTTTTAACACTGTTGATGTTGTTGTTGTTGATAAAGTTACTACCTTTGTACCATCAAAGTAACGCAACTATGATACGTTACGAACAAAGATAGTAGTAATACTGTTGATGATAACAAACCTATTAATAAAGATTATGGCAATAGCAATTAAAAGTATCCCAACTTTAAAAGGAAATGATGCTAAAAGCTTTGTTAGAGCTGCAAGCAAAGCTGAAAGTAAGCGTGCTACTATTGATTATAGTAGACAGGCAAAAACTGCCCGTTCTATACTGGGAAAAGCCAAAATGTTATAAATTGACATTAAATCTATAGTTTGTGGGTTTTCTTCTTGATAAATGTACCTTTCAAGTATTAAATGAAACTACGCTAAAGGAATGTATTCCTTTTACATGTGGCAATAACGATTTAGACGAATTCTTTTCCAAAGAATGTTGTTTGTATTCCAAGCAATTATTAGGAAAAAGTTATTGTTTTAGACTTGATTCCGATCCTAGTATTATAGTTTGTGCCTTCACTTTATCAAATGATAGTATAAAAGTAAATATGCTGCCAAATGCAAGAAAAGGAGTAGTAAGCAAGCATATTCCTAGAGAAAAACAAATGAGAAGATATCCGGCAGTTCTTATAGGAAGACTTGGAGTTAATTCCGACTTTCAAAGCATGCATATTGGTACCGAATTGATGGATTTTATCAAAGTTTGGTTTGTTGATCCATTAAATAAAACAGGATGCAGGTTTATAGTAGTAGACGCTTACAACGAAGAAACGCCTTTAAGTTATTATTATCGAAATGATTTTAAATTTCTATTTTCTACAGAAGAACAAGAGGGTAAAAATACAGGAATTCCAGAAGGAGAGAAGTTAAAAACAAGGCTTATGTATTTCGATCTTATACAGCTTTGTATTAAAGATAAAGCGGAGTAACCTCCGCTTTTCTTTTGCCCTCTTGCGAAGGGCGGGAATGAAATCCTATTTTATAATAACGGCTATTCCAGAAGCAACCCACGCCCTGTTCCTTGCGTTATAAGTCGTTTTAAAATCAATCAATCCATTCGCTCCCATTTTCTTTGCTTCGGATACTATTTTATCCATCATCCTTTTGCTAGATGGAGCATACTCATTATTCGTTTTTCCTGTATATCCTTCGTATGGGACAATTAGCCGTAGATTTTCGGCTGTTTCGCCTTTTCTCAACTTGCCAACAGTAAATACCACTTCTATATTAGATATTGGCTGGTAATTGAATCCTGTCACTGTAGGGCTAATGGTGAAACCATCTTTGGTGTATTCTCTGTAGTCAACGACATATACAGATTCGGTATACATGTCTCTAGTGCATCCAGATAGAGCCAATATTATTATGATCGGATATAGGATATTTTTCATGATTCTATTGTGTTATAATGAGTATCAAAAGATATCCAAAAGTTTTTTCACACTAAACTTATCTATAAGAAACTTATCTAAAGACTCTGATCCTTCCCTAGAAAAAGAGTTCTTAAATTTATTATCTTTTATGTATTTATTATCTATAATTGATGAACGATTTCCTGTATTTCCCCACCCATCGATCATTATTCCATCTCCTTTTGTAAATTGTATATCCAAGATTGTAACTCTGTATTTTTTATCTTTTAAATCTATGATGACTTTATATGCTAAGTCATCATCAAATATTGTATTTCCAATTTTGCTACCTTTATATTTGTTGAAATCAATTTTGTTACCAGAAGAGCTTCCGATTATCCTAGATTCAGTTTGTTCGGCTATGCTTATATTCCCAAATATTTTAAAGTAATCAATTACTTCTTGAGTTGAAAAAGAGGTTTCATATACCTTCTGCCATATAATTCTATCATTAAATATTTTAAAGTTTAAGAATGTATCTTGAGAGTATACAGACGTAGCCAGGTTTACTAAAAGTAATAATAAAAACTTCTTCATATTTTGTGTGTATTATGGTTGTACGGAGGCAAATTAACATACAAATGCACACAAATGCAAATATTTCCTTACCTTTCTTTGGTTTTAGGTGATTTTTCTAGCATTAAATAAAAAGCCCCGCTAAATAGCGGGATGAATAACTATTTAAAGAAATCGTTAGCTTTGTCAAATGTTTCAAACATAGTAAAGTCTATATATTCTTCAGGCTTACTAAATCTGTTCTTATATATTGCTTCCAATTTTTTATATCCTTTATCATAATGACTTTTTTCTTGCTGATATTGGGAGTATTCATAAGCTAACACTTCCCTGTATATTTTATACACATCTGAAATGAACTCCCTTTTTACCATTTCTTTTGCCTTCTCTTTATTCCCTATGGCAAATTCGATTTTCGCAGGAGATATCCCTTCTAATGATATGGGAAGAGATGATTTTATCTTCTTCACATCATTGGTCATTCCCCATAACTTGAAAAACAGAATAATTTGTAATATTCCGAATACGATGATTACGATAGATACAAATAGTGTCATTCCTTCCATGATTTACAATTTAGTTAATGCTTTTATTTAAAGAATATATTGTCATTATAATAGTTGGAGTTGTCATATTATCAATCCATATTTTATCCCACATACGAGAGAATACATGGGCATCAACATGCTGATAATCTATTTTCTCAACTTTACCATATCCGCTACTATCTAATCCCAAACAATCAGCACAAAAATTTATGAATTCCACAAGTTCTTTGGTTAAAAGGTTGCTTCTCCCTTTAAATATGACATTTAACTCATTTTCTGCGACTTCTAATATTTCAGCTTCATAGAAAATTCCAAGTTCTAGCTTTTTTAAGCGTAGCGTATAATGTTTTACTTCATTTCCATACGAGCTTGTTTCTGTATGAGAGTATACTGGATTATATTGAAAAAGATTATTTATATCAATCGAAAAGAAATCCTTTATATCTCTTTTAGGAGGTATATCCTGTTTACCTTTAAATAAATTGAATAATCTCATGCTATGTGTGTTTTATGTTATACAATACGCAAACGTACAAAAATCAAAAATAAAATACAAGTTTTACAATACCTTTCTGACTTCAATACATGAAAATTTCCGTATATATTTAATACGGCAACTAGGTAATTTGAAAAAGAGGGATTATAAATGAAGAAAAGCCAGATTTCTCCGGCCTTACTTCCTATTCCCGATCAAGTATCCAAATGAAGCTATTGTTTTTCTCGATCTCTCCATTAGCAACCATTTCATCTAATACATTGAAAAACATAGTTTCACTTTTGCACTTGCAATTTATCGTGGCTATCCTACATGTTTTACATTTTTGTAGATAATTTAAAATGTATGATCGAATCTCAATTTCTGTTTCTAACATAAATACCTCCTTTTTATTTGGTTTATAGTTTTTCCGCTAACTTTTTAATATCCTCCTTACTCGAAACCTTGTGGATAGTTCCATCTAATTCGATGTAGCCATTTATATTGGTCGGTTCCTCGAATAGTTCAGTAATTCTCACGTTTAGGGCACTGGCTATCTTTTCCAATGTATCTTTAGTAGGATTACCATTGATTGCTTTAGATAAACCCACAGCCGATAACCCTATTCTTTCCGCTAACTCTTTTTGAGTTATTCCTGCTTGCTTGCAGATATCCAATATTCGTAACTTCATAATTATACTTATAGTTTATTGCTTGCAAATATACAAAATTATAGCATTAGTTATTATTCTTTGCTTGAAAACATACTTCGAGTATATCAAATTAGCATTTATTAACTTTATAAGGTTTGTTTGTATTATAATCATAGTTATATTTGCATCGTAATAATAAAACTAAATGTTTAACGGATAGCATACATACGATTATGAAACGTTACAACTTATCCCAAATAATGAAATCCGCTTGGCGCTCTTACAAACGTGCCGGCAACGAAAGAACGTTCTCCGAATGTCTGAAATCAGCTTGGAGCCTTGCGAAATTGCAAGAATACTGTTCACCGGAAGCGGTAAAGGCTAGAACGGATCAGTTCTTGGCGGAAAGACATGAAGCCATGAGCAACGCTGCTAAGGATACAATGGATAAGGGGTACAATAATAAGAGCATACCAGCATCGGCTTACTATACGGCTAGTACTGGAAGATACGGTGCTCATTACGTAGGAGATTAACCATTAAAATATACGAATATGCCAGAAATTACAATCATTGTATTATGCCTACTTGCCGGATATAAGATGTTCGGTGATGATAACGACAGGTTTTTCATGTGCTAAGCAAGAGCGACACGATAGTATCAACACATTAAATAAAATCATTATGGAAACAAGAAGTTTGGAATTATGGTCTACCGATAGGATTGATTTGGTAGAAGCGAAAAACGGTCAAGCCGTAACCTCTTCTTTGGTGGTTGCGGATTACTTCCACAAAGAACATGGTAAAGTCTTAAGGGCTATAAATCAGTTAGAATGTAGCATAAATTTCAGACAAGCCAATTTTGGCTTATCTGACTATACAAAGAAAAATGGGAATGTAAGCAAAACATATCCCATGTACTACATGACCCGTGACGGCTTCACCTTCCTCGCCATGGGCTTCACCGGAAAGGTAGCCGCCCAGTTCAAGGAAGCATACATCAACGCCTTCAACGAAATGGAAGAGAAGCTCCGCTCAGAGCGTTGTACGAAGTACGCAGAACGCATCGTCAAAAAGCAAATCAAGGAGTTCAACCAATCATTGCAAGAAACGCTCGTTAGCGGTCGCAAGAAGCACGGAAGTATCTACGGTGGGATGATACCTTACGGAAAGGAAGAAGTTGCGTACAACCCGAAAGAAAGCATGGAATCGAATCTAAAGCGGATATTCGGTCAAGTACATGAAATGTGTAAGGATGGCTTTCTAATGACTTCGTTAGCTGTAGAGACGAACAAGATGCTACAAGAGCTTATTAACAAGAAATAGAGTAGTCAGGGGCTTCGGCCTGGCACATTAGTTGACGCCAATCAGCGGGAAAGGGTAGCTTTAGGGCTGCCCTTTCTTTATGTCTGTACTCATGCAACGTTTCTCTCCCGGACCATATTTGAGATAATGGCGTAAACCTTATCCAAGATATTATTTCTTTCCGCTATTTCAAGTTTTGTTTCTCCCTTGAACTTTTTCTTATAGTTACTAATAGAAATGTGATAGAGGTAATATAATTGCTCATAAACCTTGTGCCAAACGTCCTGTTGTCTAGTGTTGGTTGCCGAAGCATATTTGTTCACCAGTTGGCGGATCTTATCACGAAGAGAAATTTCCGGTACCTTTTCAGATGAAACAGCAACCGCTAACAACAATTTCCCGTTTTCTTCTCTCTCCTGCTCCATCGCGTCCAGCCTCTTTTCTACGTTTTCAATCCGTTTGCTTTGTTCAAGCAAAGCTTGTGCGGACTGGACCAGTATTTCAAGTTGGGATAATGGCTTCAGCTTTTCCTTTAGAGCTTTTTCCATCGCATTGAAAGCTGCAATATAATCAAGTTTAAAGCGCATAGCCTTTTTCCCTGTAAATCCCATAGCCAGCAAAGTAAAACCGTCACGATTCATTATAAACATTGGGTATTCTTGCTTATTTTGTTCGTTAACATAAATAGTTTCAACAAACATGGGGTCAGCCGAATTTTCGGCACACCCCTGTATAAGTTCCCTAATAGCATCTAAAACATGTTTATGCTCTTTCCCGAACTTTTCAGCCACCAACAAGCTACTTGTTAGCGCTTGGTTGTTCTCACCTTTAAATACTAAATCGTTCATATTATTAAATATTTTGTTCTATTTTTCCTATGATTTTTGTATAACCCTCGGAATTTTTCCGACCACACACCCTAAAAATTGTCCTTTTTGACTGATTCAGAAGATTCTTTCTGTTCTTCCTCCTCAATCTCTTTCAGGACTTCATCCACCCTTTCGGCATTACCGGCAAACAAAATACCCTCTCTCCGGGACCATACTTTACCATCTATTGCACTAACTGCCGTTGTTACCCGTTCATCAATATCATCAATCATATATGGAACCAAATCTACATCAATATCAATAGTCTGGGACGCCTTGTCAAATTCGGATGGGTTAATATCCGCCAAAGCTGATACCAAGAAGTTTACCCTCCGTTGAAAGAACTCCCCAATTACTTCCGCATGATTAGATACCGCCATGTGCGCACCCATAAAAATATACCTGAACGCTTTCCCCGAAATGGCATTTCCAAGACCTTTCAACTCTTGCGGTGATATACGTGGAGTATTCGTCAGATCGTACGCCCTGTTAGTAAGCCCTTCGAGTTCCAATTTAACAGTATCAGGAACCTGATTCCAGGTCAGATATTGAGCGTTTGCCTTATCTCCGGTCAATTGTATGATTCTGTTGCGTTTCTTCCCTGTAAAGCCTGACACGTCCCCAAAGAGCATTAAATACGGAAAGAAGTGGTAGTCTATACAATCGGCATAGCTTGATAATATCTTCTCTATGCGTACACGTATAGTCTTTATCTTATGGCAGTAAGTCTCTGGGCGATAGCCATATAAAACAGGTAGCTTTTTAAACCCATGCCTGAAAGACTTCTCCTCTACCGCTTCCCACCCATTAGTATTTTCCCACTGGTAAACATGGGTAGCGGTAACAGTTTGAAAGCATACTATTTCTACATCGTCCAGGTCTTTCTTTTTATATTCACGTGAGAAGGCGACCAAATCTCCGGCATCATCGAAGAAAGGATAAAGTTTATCTCCTCTGAATGGCGACCATATTACGCTACGAAGCTTATTTTGCGGTCTTACACTTCCCCCGAAAACCTTCTGTATTTTATTCCAGAACTTAGTCCAGAACGAATCATCTTTGACTGCATACCAGTATTCGGCACATTCCTGTTCAGAAAGCCAGGAACGAACTATGCGTTTATTCTGGTATTTTATTTTATTCTTCTTCAGTACTTGTTGGATAGCATAAAATAGCCCTTTTTCATCTTCATTGGACGGAGCGCAATCCATCTTAGGCTCAACCCCTACTGTAAACGCTGTTTGAATATTGGTTATATCTTGCTCCAGCGGGATAGATATACGGTTGCACGGCTCTGTACGTTTTTTAGCTGGGATAGTAGTGCTTTGACCGGTACTATCATTCCATTCTTCCCTTTCTTTCTCTTCAACAACTTCGATGTCCGGGTATTTTTCTTTATCCACAATGATTTCATGCAAATCAGCGTTCCAATCCTTCCAGTTTTCACCGGTATTGGGTTCCTCTGTTTTACGCCCTTTCTTCAAATATTCGATCTTCTGATCTACATCTTCTAATGCTAAAATCTCTTCTAATGTCATATTGATATATTTTTAACGTCCAAAAATCCCCGAATAATCTTTAGGTTTCTGAATTTTACCAAGAAGCTCACCCAATACATAATAACGGGCTGCATCGATAGCGTGGTTATCATGATCTTCCGGTTCATTTATATAGTTCCCATCCTTATCTTTAGCCCACACATATTTCCGTAGTTCTTTCTGAAGATTGTATGAACGTTTAGTTACAAAAATATCCATGCTCTTCATTTTGTCTATACCTGCGTTAATAGAACCCGCTCCCTTTTCGACAGGATATATTTTTATCCCTCCATTGTGTATTTCTTGAATCAACCGTGGATCAGCACTATCGGCTATAACCTTCAATCCCCATGGACGAAGCGTTTTAATGATATCAGAGGAAAGAAGCCCGGTCCGGTAATCCACTTCATCCAAATACAGAGCATTATCAATAATTCCGCAGCGAATAGAGGCGGACGGGTCATGAGTATACCCGAAATCTTGCCCAAAAGCAACCTTTTTGCACCAAATCGGGAACTCATCAACAATGCCCCATTTTTTGAATACAGCACCTTCTGCCACGTCAGCCCATCGTCCGATAACCACATGAGCATATTTATCCGGATCATTTACTTTCATGTCCTCAACCTCTTTCAGAAACTCCGGTGAAAGATTGTCCAAATTATCAAAATAGGTGGTGTGAATATGAAGTACATTCGGATGAGTAGAGACTTGCACCTGCACTCCGTCAATCTCTACAAGCTTATGGGTTTTCTCAATGTATTTCTTGTAGATGAAGTGATTGGAATCACACGGGTTCATTATGATGATAATCCGGTTCTGAATCCCCTTTTTACGGATGGAGAGCATTATCTTATCAAATTCTTCCTCATTCGTCCACTCTTCCGCTTCATCACAGACGAAAGTAGTAATCCCCTGAATAGATTTTAGTTTTGCCGTCTGATTACCAGATGAAGTCTTGATGCCTCGGAACATGATACGGCTATTAGTCATTTTATTGACTATATCCGTCTTGGTAGTCTTGAAATACTTAGTTGTTCCGTCTAGCTCTATCTTCTCCATCATTTCGGGAATGATAGACATACCAGCGGAAACCATCGTGTAACGGGTGTAGAGAACCTGATGCACTATCTTTCCAGCTTCCGTCATTTCAAAGGTCAGACGTTCAATGAAGGTGGAAGCATTGAAGGATTTGCCGGAGCCACGCCCACCAGTGATAAGGATTATAAATTTGTCCGTATCAGTGTAAAGGGGGTGATATATCGCTTGGGGTTCTATCATTTCAGTTTATCTTTAATCCAGGAATCAATACTTATACCGTGGTCTATATTGGTAGGTACATCGGCATCTTCAGGCTTTGTCTCTTGCATAGGCTTTCCCCATAGCTTTTCGGTCAATTCCTTTAACGTAGCGATAGATCCCTTGCCGGAATCTTTATATAATGCTCTGCAAATATTAATGACCCACATGGGGGTATCGTCTTTCTCTATAATATCCTCAACCTCTTTTTTGGTACATTGCATAACATGCACTACAACCTCCTTCCATTCGTCATAGGATATATTATAGGCTTTTTTTGCAATAGTATATAGCTTAGGCTTCCGGCCTCTGTTTTGAGGCTGGTTTTCGCTCGTAAATCTTGTTTTCTTTCCATCTTTAGCTATATTCTTATTTGCCATTTCAAACCGTTTACAAACCGTTTTCTACTTGCTTTATTATTATAAATCACCACCCTCTGTACTTACTAGAGCGATTAGTTCCTTTCATGACTTCTATTCGTTGGATATAATAGTTATCAGGTTCGTATATACCAGCATCCTTATCTCCCCTTTCGGCTTGTTTTATCGCCTTTTTCGCAACATCAGAACTGATATAACCGTTAGATTCATTCCCCGTTATTTTGTCAACAAATACATATTGAATCTCTGTTGCATTGGAACTCGCTTTTGTGGGTCCCTGAATAGGTTCGGTAAATCCCGGCCCAGTTCTACGGGTAGCTTTTACACTGCCCCCCCTAATTCCTCCTGATGTCTTTGCCATTATCTTTTCCTTCTTCGTCTTAATTCTTCTGTTATTGCATTTAGGTTTCTGTATGCAGATGCTTTTTGAGCAGTCTTTATTAATTCAGACCTTGCCCCTTCAAGCGAACTGTGTTCAATAGAGCGGTATGCCCCACCTGTAACCCTGTTTGCATAAGAGTTATATGCTTGTATAGCCGCATTCCTCTCATTTGGATTATAACTTTTTCCTAACCTCTGTAAACTTTGAAGTTTTTTGGTCTGATAACCGGAGAAATCAATTTGACGTCCGTAACCTCTTTCTATATTACTAAATAGAGTACGAGCATCTCCCGAAAAACTTTTACTTGATCCTCCTCTAATCCCTCCACTTGTTTTAGCCATTTCAATCTCCTTTCTTAACTCTGTTAGCCATAAACTGTTCGACATATATAATGCTGTTTTGCACGCATATATCTTTTATTTTATCTCCACCACCGTAAACTATCATATTAGGAATATCCTTTCCTGATATTTCACGGGCAATCTGTATTTCTTCCTTTAAATACTCCTGCCTGTCAGAATATCCACGGGTCGCAAAAGCGTTATACCCGTCAGGAATACCTAAACGATTCCACTTTTGAAACTTCTTTGCCACATTCAAATCAGCCCACACCTTCACACCGCATTCCTGCCAATAGCGGGAAATCCACCTCTTTTTGTATATCTGATGTAATCCGTAGGCAACAGGGGTTGTGTCGAACAAAGACAAGTTCGGCTCTATGACAGCCTCACATCCGCTATTAAGAACAGTTGTCGGGTCTTTCCATATTGCTTCAAATCGGTAATCCTCTACATAGAAATGATAGGTAGATATTCCTTTCTTTTGTCTGGTATCAGCGCCCCATGCAGATAAGGGAATTACAAGGCCGTTTGCTGGCTGTTCGTCCGCCCTTAAATTAGGAATGTCAAAATCATTATTGCTGTCATATATCCTGTCACCAAGCATCATATCATAGAAATCTGTCTTTTCTATATCCTCTTCGCTTTCTTCTTCCTGTTGTTCCTCTGAACTACGCTCTGAAGACTTTTGTTCCGGCTCCTGCCACACCTCAAATCCCCAATCATCAAGTTCTTTGCTGTCCCATTCATTGGCAATCATATTCCAGTCCGTCTCTCCGAATGGATTATTGTCCTGAATAAGCATTTGACGAAGCTTTTCTACTGGCATATCTTCCGGTAAAATACAGCATGGAACTTCTTTCCATCCTAAATGCCTGTAAGCATGCAAACGCATATTTCCCCCAATTACAATGTATCCGCTATTATATGGGTAAACAAGAATATCCCTTGCTTCTGTCATTTCGGGAAGCTCTTTTATAGATTTGCAAAGCTTACGAAATCTTTCTCCCTTGATAAGCCGAGGATTCTTCGGTAATCCATCTATTTGACCATCATTGGGATGCACTTTAGATATTACTATGTTTTCTCTTTTTATCATACCTTGCCTATTATACCATTGTCTTTCAACCGAGATACAATTCCAGTGTAAATATACTCTATATCCTTCCGAAAGTCCTTATAATTATTGTAGAGAACAACCACAGTTTCGATATTGTGGGAAATAAATGTTTTATCGCTGATATTTACCGATTCGGCAATCTTATCCCGAAGTCCTTTTGGCATTCTCCCACCAGCCAATACACTGGGAGCATAAAGGAAAAGAATGATAAATATAAACTTCTTTCTGATATGAACGCTATCCTTATTTCCCGGGCAATCCCTAAAATCCTGTATTTCGCAAAACCATTTATATATGGATGGAATATAATCCAGATCTGACATAATAGGAGCAGATAATTCAGACTCTCTTTCTGACAATCTGGATTTCTGCTCTCTGATAGATTTTAACTCTGATATTTCTGAAAACATAGTACGATAATTTAAAAGTAAATAGTATATTTGTACTATGAATTAGGGAAGGGCGTCTATCTGGTGGTTCGGGTGACGCTCTTTTACTTTACACTTCTCCCCCATATTTTCGCATTATACAGGGAATAAGCCCATAACTTTATCTCTTCGCTGGTTTCCAGGAATTCCACTTTCATGGCTTCCTTCATACATTCCGCCAGTAGGTTGCTGTCTGCTTGGTTCATAACTTCGCTTATTGGCATGGCTATTCCTCCCTTAGTCAAATAACACAAACTCGTAAGCAAATACAAACGGATTACTTTCCCATGTACCTTTGCCGGATACTTTGTCTATCAAGTAGGCAAAAGCTTCTTGGGCTACGTTCGTTGACAAGTAAGATCCGTTTACATGTGGGGTATGATATATTTTTTGTCCAAGAAAAGTTGACACATGAATAATCCCCTCTTTCAAGCAATCTTCATCGCTAATGTCCTGTAGGCGTTCAACCTTGATCCCGGTAATTTTGATATGGTGGGGCATTAGGTCGGCTTTCACAAACATCTTATTTCCCCAACCGGGATATAATTTCAGTTCAGGCAATATAGAATCCAAGTATTCTAAGTAAGCCGCATTTTTCCCTTTTCTATGGAATCGGTCAACATCCATATAACTTTGCGCAATGGCAACAACTTCTCCAAGTTCATATTTCGGCAATATCTCGCCCATATCAAACTCCCTTTCATCTGCATCGTACATACAAGGAAAGCCAACTATCTTTTTATCAGAAGGACTTCTGTGTATATTGAATCCTGCGACCCATTCTCCCCTAAAAGTTATTGGACATTTGATTATTCTTCTCGTCATAGTCTTTCGACCATCTAATACGGCTTGGGTTAAGCCAAATTTATCGTTAAACATTATTTTCTTCATGATTATTCCTCCCATTCTACTCTAACTGTAGTTATGTATGTAATATCTTTTTCATTAACTTTCATACGCATGGCTGTTTCTTTTGAGTTGTAAACCGCTCCAATACATCTTACCATGAATGCTTCATATATATTTATCCATCCTTCTTTCTTTTCTCCCACCATGAATAAATCTTTTGGGCTGTCGGCTTCTCCATCAGAAAATCGTCCTTCTTTAGTAAAAGAAACGGGATATTCTTTGCCATTATCACTTTTAAGTAGAGCAACAATAGGGAATCTATCGTTATCTGCGTCAAAACATACAATTCTAGCTCTAAATCCTTCTCTTGTGCATACAAATGCACCTGCTTTTGCTTTTTCTAAATCAAATGTTTTCATGATTTTGTATTATTTATATTAGTTTTATTGCTTCTTGTATTCCAACTTCCAATGCTTCTTCATAGGTATCCCACTGACCACCATCATTCGGGCCTTTAAATATCCCATCGGCTATATGAGTGCCATTGTCAGCTTTGCATATATCATATCCATAACCGCAAGCGTTTCTAATGATGGAAATATGTAGATTTTTGGTTTCACGTAGCCACTTTTGGACGAGAGATTGGGAAGGTGCAGAAAGGAAACCCTCTCTTTTATTGAAATTCTCTGAATAATCGTAAGTTTCAGATAGTATCATGTCACCTTCTACGCCATCTGCTTCATAAAAAGTAAATACACATTCGCTGAACCCTTTATTTTTCATCAGCTTCGCTGTTTCTAATGTTATAAGTTCTTCGGTCATCGTTAATCGCTTTCTGTTATTATGCACCCAAACAAACAACCTAAGTATTTCATTCCAAGCTCTGAAACATAATACACGATTTGTTTTTCAATTTCAAATTCACGTTTCGTAGCATATCCGATTGAAACTAATTCTTCCCAATCATTATCTGGTTTAGAAACAATATATCTGTTACGATAAGCGCAATATCTGCTTTTTTTGGTGTTTTCGTAACCCAATCCAATGGCATGTCTCATCTTTTCTATTTGTTGTAATGACAATTTTATATCATCCATAGCTATTTCTCCTTCTTTACCAATTCAACTTCCGTCGGCTCTTCATCTTCCCATTTTACTTCGGGAAATAAAGAAGAGTCTAGCTTATAGAAATCATGGGGATTGTCACTACATAATTGCCAACTTTCCGAATACTTCACGGGTTGCTTCTTATAAAGGTACAAATCACCGTCTTTGTCTCTTGCTACATACATATTAGTCTCCTTTTTTTATTTTGAATAAATTGAATATATTCTTAATTTCTTTGGCAAGCTCTGCATTTTTACTAGTATCATACTTTAAGCTCCATTCATTATCATCATAAATACGCTTTATAGTGTCCGATGAAGCACGTAAATGTACTTGATGTTGATAATCCTGAAATGGGTTAATAAGCCCGAATTTAGGGCATGATATACAATAATGATTCCCTTTCCATGAGCTAGCTTGTATTATTAAGTAAAAGGGTTCATTCATTTCTTCTAATTCTTTAGCTATTAGATAAGCCACATAGCAACACCCGCCACTATTAAAGTGATATTTGCTATTTAATTTTTCTAGCAATAAATTAATAACCATCTCTCATTTTTTTTGATCTATCTATATACTCGGCTGCTCTCTGTGATCCAGTTTTATATTTACAGGAGTGATTTACTTCTCTATTTTCAAACGATATGGGTATATCATTTTTTATTTGCTCCGTAGGCTTGCGACAATAAGATTCTACAAAAGTTTCACCGTCTACTTGATCTCCATAAAATTTTCCTTTTGTAACAATTTCTTCTTCATAGCAATATGCCATATTTGGTATAGCATCATTTTCTTTAAGTCTTGTTATAGAGTATATTGTTGGCTTATGTATTCCATTGCATATTTCACTCGTGCAATGAATTTGATGTTGAAATTCATTAAAAACAGGCATTTTTTTCATCTTAATATATACTGCTTTAGTACCATTATATGAATTCATTAATACTAAAAACCATTGCCAATTTTTTACCTTTTCATCACCATCATATTTATATAAGAATGTTCTAACATATTTCATATTCAATCTCCTTTCTTCTTTAATTCATTAATTGCAATATCCCTAATACTTCTAGTGCCAAATCCGCTATAAGTCAACGTTCCTCCATAAAACTTAATAGTGTCTCCTTTAACAGTAATAATCGTTCCACCTTTTAAAGGACCAGCTATATCATCTTTACAAGATAATAACATGGTTATCATAAGTATAATTAATATAAATCTCATTAATCAATCTCCTTTCTCTTTAATCCGTTCTAGTACATCTTTGTTGGCTTCCAGTATTTCATCGAAAGATGGTATTGGCATCCACGCAAGTACTTCACTAGAACCAAACACCATTCTTTTTTCGCCAATATAGAAAAGTTCTTGAATTTGCATTTCCCCTTCATATTCATAAAGAACTAAAACTTTTCCCTCATAGTCCGGCAACCGTTCCTTAACATTTATCCAATGGGATTGCTTTGCATGCCATTCTGCACCAGCGATAAAATCATCCTGTGTTTCTCTATACAAAATTCCTCTGTCAGCAGGATCATATATCTCGTCAGCGTATTTTCTTGCTGCTTCTTTTAATGTCTGTTTCATAATTATTTTGTTATTAATTATTTATCTCGAAAATCTTCAATCTCAAACTCCCACTCCATAGCATCATTTTGTCGGATATTATCTAACAACCATTCATTTGCGTTTTCAAGCTCATCATCCCATTCAGGTACATCACCACCTTCATCATAGGCTTTAGCTAATTCATTATAAACTTCGTCAGGGACTTCAATATTACTAAGCCCAACTATGTAAGTTACCTTGATTGTTAAATCTTTAATCTTCTTCATATTACTCTGTTTTACGGTTTTCTCTTAGTTCTTTTTCACTGACAATATTATTAGTTCTGTTACCAAGATTAGAAACAGTTGTTGTATTATTGGGCTTACAATACAAACACATTTGAGTAAAAGGTGAATACACTCTCCCACACTTCGGGCAAATCCATCCCTGCTGCCCGAACATTCCATTATACGGATTTACTGCACTTGATTCTGTTTTCATACTTATATTGCTATGCGTTATTGATTTTATCTAAAAGATTGTGGAGTAGCACTTCATTTGCCTTATATAGTTCAGATTGTTCTTCCGATAGATCTCCATAACCAACAGAAGCCTCTACCTCTGAAAGTGCAAACTGGATAGCTTCATATTCATCAGGAGTAACCACAATTTTTTTAGCTTTTAGTGGTTTGATAAAATCAATTTGTGATTTATCCACTCTATTTATTTGTCGATAATCATCGGTACGTATGCCATAGCCACGATAGCTTTGAACAATAGTACAGACTTCACCTTTTTCAATGATTATCCCACCTTTATTTTTTAGTTGGCAAAGAGTCCTAACCTTTGCACCTATTATCTTTCTCATAATGATATTTTTTTAATGTCATCCACTGATAATTTATCCTTCCCTTTGGCATATTCAAAGAACCCTACTATAGGACATACACTTTCAGAGAAAGTGTAATTTGCAGATATTGTAACTAATATACTTAAACCAGTCCCAATGATATACTCACAAGAAACAGAATCATCAAAATCAATATACTTTTGTGCCTCCTTAGCTATAATGTCACAATTCTTTCGATATTTATCATAGCTTTTGATAGTACTATTAATAAATTTATATATATCCATTTCTGTTCTTTTTTTTTACGTTAATCAATTGCAGGTTCATACGTGTAGTATTTCCATCCTTTATAAGAGTTTTTCCAATTACAATAGTCTGATGCATCTTTTTCTTCAAAAAATACAGCTACGTTGTGTCCGTAACAGTCATATACTCTATATTTCTTCATATCTTTTTTGTCTTTAATATGGGTTTATACAATTTTTCAAAGCGTTCTTCCACTCATCCTCTGTTATTTGGATCGTAGCAACATAAGAGGCGGAATGTACAAGCCGCACCAGTCGGACCATTGATATACCGTTTTTTAGTCAGTACATCCTCTACATTGATATACTTATCGCTGCGAATGGTGTATATTGGCTGATTGTACCACTTTTCACAATTTGCCAGGAATCGGGCGTTATCAGGATGTCCGGAGCCTGTCTCGATGTAGTAAATCTGCACATCATCGTATAGACTTAATGCTATCTTACAAGCAACTGCGGATGTTGCACCGCAAGAAAACCATGCTATTATCATTTGATTACTTTCTAATTTTGTTATTAGTCAATTGGTAACTTCATAAAGCACATCCATATCGTCTTACTTTGCCTCCCTGTAGTGTGCCCAAACAACGGCTCATAAGGGATAAGAGACAATATTTCAATAGCTTTTATCTCGCTTTCGTTCCACTTGAATACCAATGTACCATTTGGCTTTAAGACACGCATACATTCATCGAAACCAGCTTTTATTACTTCCTGCCAATTCGAAGGAAGTTTGCCGTACTTCTTTGCCATCCATGACGTTTCACCAAGTGTTTTAAGGTGTGGAGGGTCAAACACTACCATATAGAAAGAGTTGTCCTCAAATGGCAAATTAGTGAAATCTGCTACAATATCGGGTTTTACTTCTATGGTTCTGATCTTATCTCTATCTTTGGCCGTGATGGTTTCACTACGTTTGTCTATGAATAAAGTATTCGGATTCTTCTTATCAAACCAAAACATCCGGCTACCGCAACAGGCATCTAATATGATTTTTGTTTCACTCATTACTTTATTTGTTTTTCGCAAATCCTTGATAATCCTTCAAGAACTTGCAAGGTTTTACTCTAATTGATTCGTATATACTTACCTGCGATATCGCAAGTTCTTAATATATCGGCATTATCTTCACCGAAAGCGATTAGGATACTTCCGCAACCGGGCGAATCTCCACGAGTCCCATCCGGTCGAAAGAAGCGAATCCGGTTCCGTAGAAATTTCATAGCTGTTGCTTTTTCAAAGATGACATCTTGAAACATCTTTGAATCGCAACGATTGAAAAGTAATGCGATTCCGTTTCCATGCTCTGCCAGACGTTTAACGAAACGTTCTATTAGAGGACGGGAGTAAGGTGGATTTAGCCAAACACGACCTACCCAATCTTTAGTTAATCCGTCATGGTTCTTGTTGTACATTTGTGTAGCTGTTTGCCAAAGCGGTTTAACCGGAGCGCATGGATCTAAATCGAACTTTCCCAATGCGTCTATAATTTCTTTTGGCGTGTACCATTCATCGGTGGTATTAACCGATTTCTCAAAGGTTGTATTCATTGAAAATATTTTAATTAATTGTATCCATCAAGTGGTCCGCTATCGCATATACCACCAGGTAAAATAAGATGTTCACTACTAGGAGAAGGAGGATGTTTAGGAGTATTCTCATCTGCGGGAAGATCCTTTCAATTCAATTACATTAAACATTTCATTAATGCGATCAGCGATATATGCACCATATCGATCCTGAATCTCTTCTATAGAAAGATTTGTCGTTATATGAGTTTTACACTCGTATCTCAATTCATATCGACATTGAAGAATATACTGCATAACATTCAACTCCGTACCAAAATGCTTAGAAGGAATAGGTTCCCTCCCTAATTCATCAAAACAGATCGTCCTAGGGATTCCACCATTGTAAGTATACAGCTCCAAATAATCCCGTCCTTTCATCGAAAACCCAGTAGCAACATAAGAGGCGGAATCAATTCTGAATCCTCCAATGGGATAATCCCCGGCATCACGTCCTCCAATAAACCATAAGTATTTATTTAGAATTTGCATTATAGTTGATTTACCGGTCCCGTAATCTCCTGTTAGCAAAAGGCCTTTCCCAGCCCCCGAATCACCTTCTGCATAGAGAAATATATCATTCATTATCTTTCTAAAAGCCCCTTCAACTTTAAATCCCGGACAAACAAAGCGGCAGCATTCAGCAAACACTTCCGCTCGTCTCTTCTTGTCATTTATCAATGTTGTAGGTGGCAGTTGTGCGGATAACAGCTTTCCTATCGGAATCGGAGTTACCGGTCTTATCCTTGTTTCCATTTCTTGCTTGATTTACAATTTCGTTATATTTTGAGTTAATTATAGCTACGCTAAAATTCTTCAATATCCAATCATCGTGTATTGATGATAACAAACTTTGAAGAGCGTACAATAGAGAATCATCATCAACAGGCATACCTTTCTGATTCCGGGAAAAACTAATCTTCTTAAGAAGTTTACTCATTGATCCAGCGTCTTTCTCGGTCCAATAGTAATCTGTGTCAAAAGTCGATTTCACATAAGATTCAAAAACAGAACGAGATTTTATATTTATCCCCTCCCCCTCGGGGGGTATGGGGGGATTATTATTATCTATTTCTTTATCTTTCTTCTTCTTATTGCCCCTAGCCTGCCCCAATTCTTCCATTTTTTTAGCCATTTTTTCAGCAGTTGCCCTTAGCTCTGCCCTTAGCTCGCCCAAAGCATTGTTTAACTCACTGATTTCTTTGTTGTTATCTATGCCCCTACCTATGTCCTCATCCTTGCCTTTGACAGGATTATACTCATCATAGTTGCATAAAGTTATCACAGTCATGCCTTGTTTGTTACAAGTCGTTATCATACCTCTCTTTTTCAGTTTGGCAAGGAAATAGCGTACTTTCTTTTCAGACCATTGCCAACGCTTCATCAAAAACGATATGGATGCTGGATATTGACCTCTTGTATAAGAGATTTCCCGACCTCCGATGAGTTCGCTGTACGCCTTGTCGGTTGCCTCAAATCGTGCTGACTGAATCAAGTCAAGCCACGCTTCGCACTCCGAAAACTCACGGGCTACCTTCCACATTTCATTCGAGAAAAACCTGCGGCTTAGCCTCAAAAATCCTTCGTCCATAGTTAGAATCTCACGTTTGTTAATTGTCTTCCTTTAGAGCAAACTACCCATTTACCATTACCGCTATCAAACAACCGTAAATCAGAGACTTCGCCAAAACGTTTGATGTTACCGCATAAATCTACAATCCAGCCACATTCTTTGGAAGGGTGGGGGCGAATAGCCCGACCGACTATCTGATACCACATAGCAAGTGACATCGTAGGACGTGCCATAACAACAGTGTCAAGTTCTGGATAATCAAAACCCGTAGTCAATACCCCGACATTCGCCACTACTGGTATTTCCCCAGTTTTGAAATGTTGGAGAATCATTTCACGAGTTGCTTTTGGAGTATCACCGGATACAATAGCGCAACCAGGTATTGAATAGGTCAACCGCTCTGCTTCTTTCAAGAACCGAGTAAATACTAAAATGCCTTTTCTCTTACCACCTGCTTTGGGATTCATCAGTCTTTGGACGATATGAACGAGATAACCGTAGAAGTCTATCCGTTCATATTCTCGTTGAACTGATTTATCCGTATAGTCGGCACCGGTGGTATTTACTTTCAGGTTAAGTTCATTCCATCCTGAAGGATTCATCGGATAATAGTTTAGCTTCGCCAAGTAGCCCATATCTAATAGGGTTGATACCTGTACATGGTAAATGACCTCTGAAAAGACATGAGGTTTTGTCCGAGTGATAAATTTCAGCATAGAACCAAAGTCACGGCTGGAACTTAAACGATACGGTGTAGCTGTCAGTCCAAGAACCTTACACTTCACCGCATCGAAGAAATCCTTGTACATTCCCTCTTTAGGGTTAACAAGGTGACATTCGTCCACGATGATGTTCTTGAAGTGGGTGAACAGTTCAGGATGATTCTTCACACTGCCGATGGTGGCAAATGTTATCCGGCTTATCTCCTTTGAGTTAAAGGATGCTGAATAGATACTGCAATCAAGAATGCCGTATGAGCAGAGTTTTTTGAAGTTTTGCTCTAAAATTTCTTTTGAGGGCTGAAAAACCAATGTATGACCGTCAAGCCTTGCGGCTATATCCGCTATGATAAGGCTCTTTCCACTCCCCGTAGGCAGAACCATGATAGCATTCGTCTTCTTCGCCCTGTTATTGAAGAAAGAAACGGCAGCATCAGAGGCTTTCTGTTGGTAATCACGTAGTTTGTACATATCTATCTTCTGATTTAATGATAAAAGGGGAATCCTCACTAAGTTTGGAAAGAAATGTCCGGATTATATAAGCCTGTTCCTTACTTAATCCAACCGGAGAGAATGAACCATCATTATTCTTGACCATCATGACAAATGTTCCTGCTTCCAAATCATTCATACCCCTTTCTCCTTTCGTAACTTCTTATTAAGTGCTTTGTAATACTTGATTAGCTGTTCGTACTCAAAATCAGTCATTTTGGAAGTACCATCAGCTTTCACTTTCAGCAAGTCAAATTTCTGTTGCCCGATTTTGGCTATCAGATTCACCCGATAGCCTTCCAAATGATCGGCTTTGAACCTGTTGCAGTGCCGGCATTCGGCATGGCAATTATTCTCATCAAACCGTGTTGCCAAATGTGTACGACTGAAATAGTGCCCGCAGTCTGCTTGTGTAAACGGCTTTATCTGTCCGCAACTGATACAGCGAAAATATCCGTTCGGCATACAATCACGAAGCCGGATGAAAAGGGAAAACTCCTTGTCGAGTTTAGCTTTCAAATCCGGCTTTTTCTTTACTGTTACCCCTGCTTTATCAAACAGAGGTAAAGGCTTGTCTTTTTTCTTAGCTTTGGTTCGTTTAATGTAATACGGCATTGTTTATAATTTTAGTTTGTGGTGGTAGCAGGATTCGAACCTGCAATGCTTGGCAATCTTCTACATCTTCCGTGTAACACTGGATTGGTTCGTTTTACAATGATGCCCAGTTTTCATAACATCATAACCAAGTCTACTAAGAGTTGTCAGCGTCTACCAATTCCGCCATACCACCAACCATCTTATACTTCTATAATTACAATATCCGGTGCAATCTGTTTGATCTGCTCCAATTGTTCATCAATGACTTTATTCTTGTATTCCTCGATGGCCTCATTCGCACCGGCAGACACAAGAGATAAAGAAACATCCCGACCGTCCACATCAGCGTAAATTTCGACTTCTATCTCTTCACAGGCAAAACCTTTGAAAAGAGGGATGTTTAGTTTGAAAGATTTTGGAAGGTTGGAATCAACCACCTGTGAGTAGTTATCCACCTTACTGCCATTTTCCTCCTTACTGCGTTCGATGTCTTGGTTTACTTTTGCCTTGAAGTTCTTCAAAGTAGAAACAAGCATCATGTTCTGCGACTTGTCAGTAAAGAAAGCTCGGTGCATCTTCAAAAACTGCGATAATTTGATAGGTTCCCATTTCTTATCGGTATTAATGCCGAACTCTACCATCTCTTTGGACGGCTGAAGTACACCGGTGATGGCATCTTGGTAATAATTTGTTTCGTTAATCGTTAAAATCATCCCCATCTTGTCACGATTCACGATAATATTGGAAGACTTTTGGTTGATTAAATCAATACGTTTCTCTAACCATCTGTAAGGCGCATCAATCGTCCCGTCTATCATAACCCTTTCCGGCTCTTTTATCTCCAGTTGTTCGGGGGCTGTTCCCTCTCTCAATACTACTTCAATAGGCGTACCATTATAATCTTTCGGTACAACCACGTTTAATTTGTTTTCGCTCATGATTCTGTTCCTGTTTTACGGTTAATATTAAAAATAGTTCTTTGCATTTCCTGCGGCATGATAGGACGGGAATAAACCAGCTCACCAAGTTTGTTGTAATACCCGGCCATCTTTTCTTCATGATAGAGAATTTTTACACACTCTTCATTTTCAACATATTCAGAGCCTTTCTTTATATTTTCAAGAAGTTCCTGTTTCCTTTCATTCAAAGGCTTTAACTCTGCCTTAAATGCTTCCATTGCTTCTTTTTTCTCTATCTCAATATCATTAATTTGAATTGAGGTTTCAGCAAGAGATTCTTTCTTTTGCGCTAATTCATCCGGTGTAAAGCGATGAGTATAGCCAATCTCTTCCACTGCATCGGCATTGTCCTGTAAGAACTGCCATCTATCCTTTTCGGGGATTTCTTGACCTAAAAATTTGTCCATAAAATAAAATGATTAAATAAATTCTTTGTTACGTTCAATTTCTTGCTGGGCATATACCAACATTTGATGTTCATTAGCAGCCGGTAGATAAATATCTGCCTGTGCCGTGCTCCAATTACGAAAACGCTCAATAGATAAAGTCATTTCCCCTGTTGTCAGTTCTGCCGAACTGCGTAAATAAGTTACTTCTTCACCTTTCTTGTTGATCGTTTTGCGTTCAAACAAATCACGGTTGCAAGTTCTCTTATAGAAGTCAATTTTGGCTTCGTCAAGGCTACAACCGTACTCACTACCGAAATATCCTAAAAGAAGATGTAAGTAGCTGTTTTGGGCAAGCGTGCGGTTAGGAAGTTTCTTTTTCACTTCCACCACCGCACGTTCACTAAACAGCTTGTTTACATACTCTTTGAACTTGGGTATTTGATATTCATTCTTCAAATCGAAAATCATTCCAAACCAAATATTTTTTTATCTATAATATATTCCCGATTTTCCTCTATGAATTCTATAAACCGTTCAACATGAGCGGTAAGCAACTTAACTGTCTGCTCATGATTATATGTATAATATTCAGGATAACGAACACCTGTTATCAGGGGATTCCGACTAGTTCCGCCTTTTAAATGGAAAGCAGTATATTCAAAAGCCTTAATATTATCCATTTGACCGGATGCAATTAAACAATAGGGATATACATGTCTTTGCCATCCATGTTCATACTTTCCAAATTGATAATTAGAGGTAGATTTAATATCATAAACAACATCCCTTATTAACTCATCTATATATCCATATAATTCCACTTCTCCATAACAGGTGGGAAGTATTGCAGAAACCAATACTTGAGACAAGGCGTTAGCAAAATATTCCGACTGTTCAATACACCAGATCCTATCAAAGAGGAAATGTCTTTCTGGAGATATATCTGTGGCAGGAAAATCAACCTGAATAATATTGGTTTCTTTATCTCCAATTATAGTATATGGCTCACGTTCATTAGGAATATGGTTTTTCTTATGAATATAACAATCTATGATGGCATTAAAAGCCGTACCCTTATCTGATGCTTCACTTTCAAAGGGAACACGATTTATGGCATCTAATAGGCTTTGTTTTAGTTCTTCCTCTATCTGTTCCGGGCTCTTCTTATATTCTCCTGTTTCAGCATCAATATTCCAAAAACTTTCAACTTGTTCGTCTACTCTTAGATATTGAGTGAATTTATCAAGTAGCGTCGGATATAGTTTATACTTAGGCCGCAGGTTCATATAGATTCGATGCTTTGTTAAATTTCAAACCTAGTTTCTTACATTTTTCATTAAGTAGGATACTACCACGTAATTTACTATCAAAGACATGTGTCATATTTAAGATAGCCGTTCTGGCTTCATTGGCGGAAACCTGGTCTGTAACCTGCTCCACAGTATCACGGATTGCATCAACCACTGTATCATATACAGATGATAATTCAGTTTGTTTTGCTTGATACTCCTTATATGTAAGAATAACATTTGTCATAAAATCATTCTTTCCTGTTATTTGCCCGGAAGAATCAATAATGACAGGTATTTTTATACGTGATGGAAGATTACAAGTATTTTTACCATAAAACTTTTCACATGGATCAAAAGATATAGTTCGATCTTTTCCTATAGCTTCCATATACCCGACCAGATCAAGTTCTTTTATTAAATCTCCTGCAGATGAACCACCAATTTCTGGACGAATCTGTTTATCATCCCCATTCTTTTCTTCACGTTCATGAGCTACGAATATCACAGATTTTCCCATAAGAGAAACCTGATTCACAAAATTAATGAACATATTTTTCCGAACTCCATACCCTTGTAGAGATAACGTACCGTCATTCTTGCGCATCTTAGGATTGGTTTGTATAATGAATTTATCCATGAAAGAAAGCATTTTGCCCGCTGTATCAATAACAATAGTATCGAATTCTTCTATTTCCTCGGAGGATAATACTTCATTCGTTTCTTCCCAACTGGTTATTTGGACAGTAGGGACACGATGAGCTGCATTTACACGGTGAATACCACCGTCGTAATCAAACAATACAGGATTAGGAGCACTTAATGCAAGTGTTGTTTTACCCATACCTGGTTGGCCATAAATCAGTGCTGACAATGTAGTCTTAACGGTCAGCTCGTTAGGTTTCTTAATAAGTCCCATATCTTATATTATTCAAAGTGGTTAATCGAAATAAATAAAGCGCCTATCCTCACGAACCGACGCTTCCAAAATCGAATTTAAATGACAAAATTTTATTCCTAGATACCGAATCAACGGACACTAGGATTAGAATGGTTATTTGCGATTTAGAATTGCTTCTACGTCACTTTCACGATATAATCTTTTCCCTCCAACCTCTATTTTACGGAGATAACCTTTTTTATCCCAACTCCATAAAGTTGATGGATCAACATGAAGTTTTTCAGCAACTTCTTTTATCGTTAAATATCTCTCTTCCGGTCTAACAAATGATTCTTTGACCCCTTTTATTGATTTTTCAATCAAATGATCCGCAAAATCTTTTAAGTCTTTACTTTTAATTTTTAAAGTAACATCTGCGCCACTATCCAATATTTCTGTAATTCCCATAATTCCTCCTATTATTTTTGTTGAACTTCTTTATAATTTCTTTCTAGTAGCATTACTATAGTGAGAACTACCATTATAGCGGCTGATATAGTCTCTTTGGTAGTTATTTCCAATTGCGTTGCTAAATGCATAGACATTCCTAAAGCAATGACCGCAATTATATTCTGTATTTTATGAATTGTTTTCATAGAACATATTTTTATAGTTAATATTAGGCAGCGAACATCAAATAACTATCTCTTTTAGGTCGAACAGCCCTTGCCGATATTCGAGCACTGGAACGCATTCTTAACCTTCTCATATCCATTTGGAAATTAGGAGTTATAGACGCGAGTTCGAGATAATATTCTAAAAAGTAAAGAGCAGAAAAACATCCAACCTACAAAGGGTGGCCATAAAATGGT